ACATGGGTAACTGTCCCCCAGTTCGACTGAGCATCATTAAATGTAAATGCTCCAGTGTTGCTGGCAGATCCAGTTGAACCCACTGAAAAATCACCTTGTCCAGTTGCTCCGCATTGTACTCTAGCGTAGTTTGTTCCAGAAACCTCTGTGCCTCCACTAGAATCGCTTGGTGCTGACTTCAGTAAACCAATATATGGTTTAGTATTGAATGTGACATTACTACCTCCCAGTAAGCCAGCAAGGATTTTTGTCTCTAAGTAATCAGTTGCTTGTGACATATAATTTCCTCCTATGCTGATGGTGCTTCTGGCCAAACTGGATTATTAGGCCAAGTTTCTTGCTTAGTGATATCACGCAATTTTTGACGAAACTCTGCCCACTCTGCTTTTTTTTCTCCAGTCAATGGAGAGTCGTTAAATTGAGTCCAGTCAGTTCTTTGCAATTCTTTGTCTCGTATTAATCGATTATTACCTTCTTTGGGAAACTCAGTTTGCCTGTCTTCTGGAGTACCTAAATTTGGATGAAATGTATTTTCTAAATATGTCATGGTATTAATTATATAATGGTGAATGCTTTCTTTGCTGGCATTTGTGCGCTAGGAGTGACTCCCCAAAAAACCCAACCTCTAAAGTTTGTATGACTGGGATTAGTACCATAATTACCATGTGGATACATTATGATATTGTTTGAATCTAACCATCCTTGGTATTGCCCTTGAGTATCAAACACATGCCGATCAAATCTTTCGTCTTGCCCCAATACTGAAGTATACCTCATTACATCAGTGCTAACTGGTTGATTCCCATGTAGCACTTGTGATTGCCCTCCTTCAAATATAAAAGCTGGTAGGGCCGCACCAACATAAGATGTAGGCAAAGTATAGCTAGACTCTTGAATAAATGGGCCTCGATTACTTGCAGTTGTGCCAAGAAAATTTCCAGCATGTTCAAATCTAAAAAACCCACCTTGTAAAAACCTGCAAGTGTTAAACTTTCCAGAAAATATAGTTTCTGGAGCATGAGAAATTCCACCTGTGTTGGAATGATACAATGCTTGTGCATTGTTACCAGACAGATCATTTTTTATTTCAAAATTACTTGCGAAGTTGTATACACCAGTTGCTTCTGTTGCTCCAAAGATTCCATTGTAGAAATAAACACTAGACCCGAGTTCAACTGCAATTTTTCCTTCTAGTAATACATATCCATTTGTGTATGATGAAAATAAATGACTTACATTTCCAACCTGTGAATTTACTTTGAAATGCATGTCCCTTATTCTTATAGGGCCACGATTAGAAAAAATTCCTTCTCCTTGTAAATTATTGATTGTCCATTTTCTTGCAGTTCCTTGAGTCGAACTTACTAATGTAAAGGCCGCGAACGATTGATTATACAAAGCATCAGTATGCAGTGCAGAATCTGTAAAATCTGTTTCAACAAATATGATCCATTGTTGGTCACCTACATTGTGATATTTTCCAAGATAACCAAGTAGCGTAGACATGTTTGCAAACTTAGTGTCTATTTGGATTGCTCCTCCACCTCCATATATAGAGTAGTCTGAAATAGTTGAAGGTACACTACTAACACCTGTGCTTGCATTTATAAAACAAACAACACGCTTAGATCTATTTGTGATTAATAGTCCACTAGAAGCATTTAGTATTTCTTGGTAACCTCCAGAATCTTTTGCAAATGTAAGATTGGATCCAGATGAACCACGAAGATCTCCAGTTTCAAAACCTAATCCATCATCTGATGTGAATGTAACTTTACCAGTTGCGGAGTCATAGCTTCCATCTGTCCACCCATCTCCATCAGTGCCATTAGTTCCATTAGTTCCATTAGTTCCATCTGTGCCATTGGTTCCATTGGTTCCATTAGTACCACTGGTTCCATCTGTGCCTTTTTGGGCAAGTAATCCCCAATAGGTAGTGTTTGTTGGTGCATTGCCAGACGATGATTGCTTGGCAATATATGAAGATCCATTAAAGAAAACTACATCATCTGCCACATATGCAGTAGATCCAGAATAGTTACCTCTATAATCAACATGAGGCACTCCAGTGACATTTCCAGTGACATCTAAAGTCCCAGCTACTTGAACACCAGTAGTAGAAATTTTAAGTGCAGATGAAGTACCTTCCCCATCCTCCACTGTTGACATTGAACTGGTCACTCCAGTGTTATTATTAGTAGACACTTGTAGTAGATCTTTATAAGTGTCCTTGATTGCTTTTCCTTGCAAGGTTGCCATTTTTTTATCCTCCCCAGTTTAGAATTGAGACCTGCCAGCGACTAGTATTGGTAGACCACAAACTTTGTATTTTTGTAAATGTAATTTGATTAGTTGAAAAATCGATTTCTGAACTTGTAAGACCTTCGTGCAAAGTCCCTCCAGCATTACCCCAGTCAACATCTGCATTTTGCCATTGAAGCGTAGATTCATACCCTGCTGATCCTGCTGAAAGTCCAAATCCAAATGATGATGATGCATTCCTATTATGAACCTTTGCAGTAAATGTGTCTTGTTGGTCTGGTGAATCCCATAGAACATCTGCGTTTTCCCAAAGTAAATCTGATGTCCATGTTGCAGTGCCAGCGACCAACTTAAAAGTAAATCCAGTGCTGACATTTTTATTATGAATACGAAACCCACTAGACCCAGCCCCAAAAGAAAAACTCTGCGATATATTGCGCTCAACAAGCGTAAGCTTTTCGCTTCCAATTTGCCCTCTAATATTGGCATGTATGGTAAAGAGTTTAAATTCACTGGTACTGGTTCCTGTCTTTAATCTAAATACGCTAAATTCTACTTTTTTTTTTAAGTCGAATGCTATATCAACATCGACTCCTCTATGGTAAAGTGTAGCTATTTTCTCATCTGTGGGTTCTGTATATACATTACCCTTAACTGTAATCCTCCTATAAGGCTCAGAATAGATTGTACCTGCCTGTCCACGATCCTGCTGATGGTTCAGCTTATCTACTTCACGAACTAGCAAGTCTAAGGCTTGCAAGTCTTGTAATTGTGCTTTCTCATGCTGGCCATCTGCCACTAAAAACGAGCGATAAGCATATGCTTTTATTGCAGGTGCTAAGAAATTTAAAACTGGATTGTCTGGAGTATTCTCAGAATATTCTGGTGCTTCTTTGCGATAACGCATCCAGATAAAATTAACTGTTTCTGGAGTTTGTACATATATACCATCAGCACCCTCAACCCAGTTTAAAGGTTCAGTTTCTTCATATCTAGGATCTTCAGTGTGTGCAGATATCATTGTGCCAATAACATCTTTACCTGCTTGCTCGTAGTTTATAGCTCGCTCAAACTTAGTTTCAATTTCCATGAAATAAGTTCCATTTAATGGAGTTATTTCGTCTACTGAATAATTAACTCCTTTTAATCCGCTAGGAGTAGTGCCATTAAGTTGCTTAATGCATAAATATGTTTTTTCTTCGTATCGGATTTTTGCACCAACATAATAAACTCCATCTTCTCTCCATTCTTCATTTAGATCGTAGTCTCCTATTTCATGCCATAGAAATTCATCTCTGGGATTTTTACCTTCTGACCATCTGCCATTTTGCTCCTCGTAATCTTCTTGTTGTTCCTCCCATTTAGTTCCCTCACTAGTCTCATCACCCCATATTCTCCAATATCGACCTTTGTAAAAAACCTCATCACCAATAACATAATCTTCTGCTTCATCCCATTCTGGACGAAAGTAGCGAATCTCTGTAATCGTGGACTCTGGCCATGGGTAGTAATCCCATACATATTTTGTCGCATCATTTACATATTCACTAATCATTACTTTCTCATGAGAAAGCAGGTTGCTAGGATCGATGCCAGCAATGGCCGCAATACCTCTCTCGATGCGTGAGTAGGGTATGCTCCTCATTTAAACAACAACTCTATCTGATCGTGATTTAACTGTTACAAGATCCCCAAATCGTTTTTCAATCCATTTAAGAAATTCTTTGTCTGTCCAGCATTCGTAAGTGCGTAGTTTTCTTCCCCAAAAATGATATACCTCTTGGCAAATTTTAAATTTTAATCTGCCATAAGGTAAATCTTTTCTTTCACCACCACTTACACGCTTTTCAGCTTGCATCAGTTTGATTTGTTCATCCTCTGCCCTCTCCAGTTCCGCTTTGTAATCGTCTGCGAGTATACCCCAAAACTCTGTAGTGACATCTGTGCCATCTACGACAAATTTTTCGTTAGCAGGTAACATGGAGAGGGAGATGAATGAACAACAATAAGTTTTAGCTCAATGTGTACTTACCATGATCTAATCCACCAGAGTAAGATTTTAAGCTAAATACAGATTCAATAATTGAGCGTGGGCCTCCTCCAAGATCTGGAAGTTCACGAACGCTAGTTTCTTCAGCAAATGATGCCTCAAGCTGAGACATGTTCAAAATAAACATAGTCTTTTGTCCAACAGTTGCATCATAAGCACCACTACTCCGAGCATCTTGCTCAAGAAAGCTCGATAGGTGCAATCCGATAGTCCCAAAATCAGTCTCAATGATATCGATTGCAGTAGCTAAACGATTGTCATCAGTGTCACGATTAGAAACAACTAAGTTGTTTGTGCGTGGAGTAAACAATGTAAACTCACTGATGGTTTTCTTCATAGTGGTTCCGCAAAGACCATAAAAAGTCTTATCAGATTCACCAGTCTGCTCGTAGATTGATTGAAGGATTCCACGAAGATCTTCTTCTACTGCGTTAGATGCAGTAACTGTTTTTATAGAACCAGAAGGTGTGCGGAAATCCGCAGGTACTGGAAGTGTGCTTTGTGGAGCATTATCAATCCATCTACCAAGACCTCTGGTCTGATATGGAGCGTTTGCAGTCTCCTGTGCTGTCTCTTGAGAAGAGCAAAGCGTGGCCTCAATATCCCTTTTATGACTTACGAGGGCCTTCGCAATCGAGTTGGCCATCTCTTTTTTGTAACCGACTCCGGCCACATCTGAGACCATATTAGCCAAGCGAGAAACTTTAGGTACTCGTCTGGTGTATTGAAGATAAACAGAACATTTTGTACGATCATCGTAATTCTCAAAATCGTTAGCATCAATGTCTGCTCCATCCAATGGAAGATTATCAGATATGCCACTAGTGTAAGTTGCAGTCTGTACTAAATTTGCTTTGTGCTGATCCAGAGGCCATTCCACAAATGAGTTCTTAGGTGCAGATCCTTTCTTTACCGCACTCATAAATGGTGTACTCTTATTGTCCACTATTGTCATAAGATCGGACAATGATTCTCTTTTTAAACTTTGACTTCTTTCTACAATTCCTGCCATGATTTTTTCCCCCTAATTTTTTTTATAATAACTGTTCAATATAACTGGCCGCATCTTCTCTAGTGCCAGACATTGCCTGTTGCAGGAGGGACTTTTTATCAGTTGATTTCTTCTTAACTACACTGGGTTTTGCTCTAGATGGAACTGGTGCTTTTGGAGCAGGAGCAGGTGTGCTTTTCTTTGAAGCATTCTGTCTTGCTTGAACTGCCTTAATTCCTTCTATCGCATATGCCATTGTGATTACTGAAACTGGATCCTTATCGTAATAATCCTTGATGAATTGATTCTTTGACAACACATGCTGAACTTCTAACATTTCGTTACTGGACTTATCTTTCATCCAAGGAAATATCTGATGCGCATTCTTTGTGAACTCTTCTCTTTGTCTTAATCGATCACGAATAGTTGGTATGTTTTTTCGCAGGTCTCTGTCTGTTTCCACTGCAAGTTTCCTAGCAGTTTCGTAATCAACATCATGCTCTGCTCCAGTAATGTCTTGGTATTCTCCACCATCTGGATGTTCTAACAACCATTCTCGCAAGTGTTCAGCTTCTGCTTCTCTGGCATCTAAGTCTTTTGATGTCTTTATAGAATCAAATTTATTTAGACCTTTCTGCTCCACTTGTGTGGTGCGTGTCTCTTGATTCTTAGAATCTTCTAACTCTGCCTTTAGTTTTTCAACTTCTGCTTGTGCTTCGTTTCTTGCCTCGACTAATTTACCAATTCTTTTCTTTACACCTTCAGATTCTTTAGGTTCCTCTGGCTCAGATTCCTCTGCCTCCAGTGATACCATTTCATTAGTTTCCTCAATAGTTTCCTCAACTGGTTCCTCAACTGGTTCCTCAATAGGTTCCTCTGCGACTGGTTCTGTCTGCTCTTCAACTTCTTCAGTTGACTGAGTAGATGGACTTTCAAAGATCGAAGTTTCAATTCCAGCGGCCTCGGCAATATCACCTATGCTCACTATGTTGGAACTGGACTCTTCTGGTTGACTTTCTTCTGCTATTTCGGGAGCGACCCTTTCTTGATCTGCCATATTTAGGTTCTTTGACGATGGAACTGTACTCACACATTGCCCAGTGTGGATGGGTCTTGTTAAATCAAACGACCTCTCAACTAGATGGTTGTCAACCTGCCTTGCCCTAGTTCTACCTAGTGCTACTTAATGAACCTATACCAGATACTTCTGGTCAGTTGTTTTTGTTCATCATTCCACTTGGATCCTTGATGCACTTCTACCTTACCATCTTTTATCAGTTCTTTCAGCATCTGGTGACATCTAGTGATTCCAACTCCAGTTTCCTTACGAAAATCTTTACTCGTAAACCAATTGTCACCCTGTGGTGCATTCTCGTTTACAGTCTTTACCTGCTCAAGTTTCTTTGCCCAGTTTATCGCCACCTATATTCTCCATCGAATTTCTTAGCGATATAAACCTGCCAACTTTTATTAGAGTAATATCCATATACCCAGCCTGTCTCATGTGCCAAGCGATTTACTTTTGCACGATTCCAACCCATTTCAGTTCTGGTCAAGCATCCTGCTGATATAGCAGATCCACCCTTATGCCTTGGTACTGAGAACATTTGTATTGAATGTATGTGACCATGCACACAACATCCTCCCTGTTTTGCAAATGTTAGGGCATGTTGTTTACAAGCTGAGACTGCACCATGAAAGTAACCATGCACAAATGTCATTATTCCTAACTCCAGTACACCCTTATCCACATTGTAAGGTAGCATCTTGCACTTTAGCTTTCTGCATTTAGCAGTGATATCTTTAATGCCACTACGCGCGGTATCGCGTACAATTCCAATAGAATGTTTTTCAGCAGTTTGCCAAAGTCTATCATCATGGTTGCCAAGCAGGAAATAGTGAGGTTCCCAATTCCCTAGAAACTCCATACCTGCTTCGACATCTGCTTCCATCGATGCATTTTTCTCAGCAACATCTGCACCTCTCATAAGTGGTGAGAAGTCAAAAAGGTCTCCACCAAATATTTTTACATCTGGTTTAAACTCTTCTGTAAATTTATAGAGTCCAGCAACTGCATCTGGATCCTGCATATCTCCATGCAAGTCTGATGCGAAGATAAAAGATTTCATACCTAATAGGCACTCTTCTTACATTTGCCTTTGCAACCTAGCTTGCAAGATCTACCAGTGCTTGGACAGGTCTTTGCAGGTTTTCCTTTTTTCTGTTTTGTTCTTGGCATTACTTTTTCTTTTTAACTTTTACGCACTTATCTCGACCATTACTGGTTCCAGCATATCTATAACCTTTCCAACATGCTTTACCATCTGTCCCTTTTTTCTTTTTATTCTTCTTCCTCGGCATCTTCGTCTTCTCCAAAATCCATATCACAATCAAATGCGACAACCTCTTCTTCAAGCCACTCGTCAACATCATCTTTTGCGATTTCTGCAATTCTAACATCATCGATATCTGATTCCTCAATCCATCGATTTAGTAATTCCCTGTGAGCATTTTTAAATTGTTGCTCTGGAGTTTCCTTAATTCTTTTTCCTTTGGGCATCTATTCGATTTTTTAAATTACTAAGGGCATCTACTCGCCCTCCTGCATGTGCAAATTTAGTTGCATCATTCTTGGGATCTGAAACATCATTTACTGCATCGAGCAAAAGATTATCAATGATGGTATCCAGTGCTTGCCAGATCTTAGCATCATCACCCTGCTCTAGAAATACTCTACGCACCTCTTCTGAGGACATAGGTACTGGGTACTTAACCAGTTTAGCTTTTCTTGATCCAAACATTAGTATCCTTGTCCCATAACTGGTTTAACCCCTACCCTACCTATTTGTGCGTTTTGTTGTTGCTGAATACCAAACTGCAAGAACTTCATTCTATTGTCTGCTAGTTGCTTAACCAATGGTTTCTCCTGCATCTTCTTTTGTAGTTCTTGTGAAGTCTGCAAAATCTGCTGGGCAGTTTGTTGTCTTAGCTCAAAGTTAATTCCTTCTTTTGGAAGTGGCTCAATCTCATTGATGATCTTAACCCAACTATTCTGTTCATCATCAATCTCTTTTTGTTGAGCAGTTTGCTTATCCATTACCACCTGTTTTGCCAACATTGGATCAATAGACTCTGCAATGATTTCCAGTAACTTGTTTCTGTCTAATGCACCAGTCACATCAAACTGGGTCAACTTGGTTACCGCATCCAGTTTCTTCTCCATGAACTCTGGGTTCAAAGTGTCTACAGAAAAACGCAAAGATAGGTCATATCTACCTTCTATATCTTCTTGATTCATCTGGATCTCTTCAACAGGGCCACCTGTGATTCTGGCAACAAATTCTGGTGGAAGATATTGCTGGCAGAGACTAAGTGCTTGCCCTAATGCTTCCCTCCATGAGTCCAGCCAGCGATTCACAACGCATTGCTGATACATCTGCCTGGACTCTGGTTTCATTGGATCTCCAAAATATTTGACTGCATCCATTTCAGCGGCCTGTTCTGCCTCGATGGATCCTTGTGAGATCTGTGGTGGATTCAACCAAGATATATCATCTGGTCTAGAAATAGTGAGTTGGCTTGCAGGTGCTACCAATAAGTTTAGTCCTCCTCTACGAGCATTAACCAAGAGTGGTGGAATAACGCTTATTTGACTAGCATCATTTCTTAAATCTCTTTGTACTTTTGCCTCATACTGATTTGTGGCAACCAGTTCTGGTATACCTCTGGAATCAAATATAGATCTACTTAGTCTTTCCCTGCTAAACAGGACAAATGGCATCTGATTATGACCATATTCTAGGATCTCATGCTTGCCATATAAGTCTGGCACATGACCAGAGAATGCAGTGCAGTAAATTGCTGGCACATTAGTGTCTTCATCGTAGTGCCTTTGGTATGCATAAAATATCTCGTATAGGTCATTAAAGTCACCTTCTACACCCTTACCAGTGACATTTACACCTATCTGGATAGGACTTCGGTAATCATATTCTGCGACTCCAGATTGACCTTCTGTTTTCTCCAGAACTGCATCCACAAAGTCTGGATCGAATCCTTCTGTGTTTATTTTTTCTCGTAGCTCAGTTTCACTTAACCACTCTCTACGCATAATGACTCTTGCACGATCTAGCTCAGTGCAATTTGCATCTATAAAAACATCATCATAAAGTCTGTGGGCAACAAACCTTGGTCTGTTCTCATGGATTGCTGGTGTAGGCAATTTTGTCTGTCCAGTTTCACGAAATTCTTTAAGACCTTTTTTTAGTACCTTTTCTGATACTCCCACAAACACCTGTGCCATAATCGCCAGTGCTTGCTCTTCCATATCTGGATCCTGCAACACTCCAAGAATTTGCTCAACTGCCTGTTGATCGCCACCCTGCTCAGTCACCATCTGTACGACATCTTGGACATTTAAATCCTTCATCCGCATGATAGTTTCCTGTTGCCAATAAACTCCAAGAATACCAATGGCTGGGGATCCAGAATATAATTCTTGGGCAAGGATCTCTACTTCCCTACGCAATTCTGGTAACATTCTTTGCTCCACGAAATAGGCAAGCGTATCTCTCCAGTATGATGCTTTCTTCTGGTCAGATGTCTCTAGACCTGTGACAGACAAATTAGATCGAAAGAATGCCTCTAGAGACAATTGTACATGCTCATTGATGATTCTATCTGCTAGACGATACTGGACATCAGAAGCACCTTCCCAAGGCACTGGTCTGTATCCTAGTTGATCCTCATGCTTTCTTCCAGAGTCTGATTGCCCTTCCCATCGTGCATAACGCACATCATCGTAATCATCTCTTCTTCGTAAATTCCTACCTGCATCTTCAAGGATATCAGCAAGTTCTGCTTGGAGATCTGCAACATCTGGCTCAGTTGTTGCCTTGTTTTTTTCGGAATCGTATTGTTTCCTCATGCCACTTCCTTGAGAAAAGTTTTTTCCAGTTCTTCTTTAACAAAGAACGCTCTTGCTTTTTCTCGGAAATAACGAGGCTTAATTACACCTTCTGTAATGAGGTTCGCTAATTCTTCCTTGGTTAAACCTAACCAAGTTAAAACTTCCCCCCTTCTTAGTAATGCCTTTTTAGGACTATTTCCACCAAACATTTAGGAAATAACCCTTTGAAAAGACCTTCGTCAACTCTTTTTCTTTATCTCTTTACGAACCCACATATCCAATATTTGTCCAGTAGGTGTAGATTGCTCTTCAAACCAGTCTTTGGTTTCTGGTGCAACTTTAGTATTGAGGTTTACCCTTCTAAGTTCTGTGGGCAATTTAGGTCTGCCATGCTGGTTGTCACGCTTTCCACCCCAACCTAACTTGGCTTTATCTTGTTCAGTCATGGTGATCATTATGAATCTTGCATTTCGATATGCAAACAAGAAATTATCTGGTTCTTAGAATCGATAAAAGCAAGGGATCCACGATCTAGCTCAGTGCATAATTCCAGAACACAAGGATCTTGAAGACCTAACTCTGTAGGCACATTCAAGATCTCGCAGACCCTATTGAGTATCTGTATCTGTAGTTCTGTCATTAGTCTTTTCTATTAATTGATTTAGTTCTGGTAAGGTCATATCCAAAAAGGATTTATTCCTTTGGTCACTTTCCCAATTGCGAATAAAAGATTCCTGTTTAGCAAAATCCTCTTCTTCTTCTGGTGAGTTTGGTAAATGTGGATAATCCATCATAGCAACATGTCTAGGATGACTGCAAGCCAACCAATTGATAATAAAATGATTGCTGGGTTCATTAGTCTATCCATCTTGCGTCTCCTTGAAGTAGAACTGCATTGCCTTTGATTCCATATGGATATGTCGAGTTAGACATATGACTAGCAATGTAAGTTGCATACTCATTGAGTGGTAAACCTTTAAGGAGTCCCTCTTCGTTAACTAATAGTTGGTCTCCACTGGTAAGTTTAATGAGTTCTACGAATCCTCCGACTAATTTATGAGCCTTTTCGAGACTGGGTCGTTCGTCTTCGATTGTAGTAAATTTTGGTGGGTAATTTTTTAGTTTCATAATTTTATTATTTGATTTTGGCATTTCGTTTTGCGTGAAGCAAGTATTAAAAGTAAATTAGAATGGTAAAAGATTAGACCACTTGTTGTTGCTAAATTTTTTGTAGTCCAAATATATTCTCTTC